TGGCGCATGAATTGGAAGCGACCTTATACGAAGTGCTTACAGGAGCCTTTACAGCAGCCCAGGCGACCATTAAAAAGAATTATGATGTAATACCCGCCGACATACGATTAAGCGGCGCAGAGCTTGAATTAAGCAGCCAACCGGGGCGAGAAATGATATTAAAAGAAGCCTTGCAGCCAATACAAGCAAATTATGACTATATTCTTATAGATTGCCCGCCAAGCTTAGGCCTTATTACTCTTAATGGTTTAACGGCAGCGCAAGAAATATTTATACCATTGCAAGCCGAGTTTTTAGCACTTAACGGCATGGCGCAGCTCTTAAAAACTATTGGCGCAGTACAAAAGAGATTGAACCCACAGTTAGATATTAGCGGCATTATAACAACCTTGTATGATAGCCGGAAGAACTTAAACAAGGAAGTATTAGAGAAGATACAGCAGTATTTCCCGGATAAGGCATTTAAGACGCTAATACGCGACAATGTGGCCTTAGCAGAAGCCCCAAGCTTTGGCAAAGATATATTTGAGTATAGGGCAGACAGCAACGGCGCGGAAGATTATAAGCAGCTTAGTAAAGAAATAATCATACAGGAAACGGAGGTTAAACAATGAGTAATAAGGATAATAGGAAAATGGGAACGGATCCGTTGGCCTGGATCAACCAAGAGCCGGAGCAGGCCGAGCCGGTAAAGCCAGAAAAAGAGTTAAGACAAAAGCAAGGTAGGCCACGCACTATATACCGGGAGTATGAAAAGACAAGTCAAGAGGGTTTACCGGATAATTACACGCGAGCAACCTTTATTGTAAGAGAGGACTTATTAAAAATGCTCAAAGATTACGCATACACCGAAAGAGAAACCTTGAAAGATACCGTTAATAAAATGATTGCTCAGTTTTTAGAAGGCAAGGAGATCATAGAAAGGAATGATAAATAATGAAGCAGTTTGGTGACATTAGATTTTATGACGTGCAGGAAATAGCAAAAACCTTTGATATGACACCACAGAGTATAAGGAAGTTTTTCAAGGAAGGCCGCATAAAAGCGCGCAAGTTTGGTACACGTTGGTATGTTACAGAAGAAGCCATGAGGGAATACCTTTTAGGCATTGATAATGATAATATGAAATAAGATGTTTACCACGTTTACAATGTTTATTGTGTTTACTAATATTACTATGTTTACTAATATTACTTTGAAGGGGTGATAACAAATGATTGACTACACCAAGCAGGAAGAAGAAGCCTTATTAGCCATTGAAGAAAAATACAGGCCGGAACTTGAAACGGTTATGGCAGAAATGAATAAATACGATATGAAAACCCAATGGGACGAGTATTTAGCAGTTTCCGACCGTTTCAACGAGATTAACGAAAAGATACAAGCCGAGCGTGACGTATATTTCAAGCGGGCAGAGTTGAGATCCTTTAATAGCTTCAAGGGCGACGTTGGGCGCATTGTGGAAGCGGTAAAAAATCAGATACCGTCGTTTATTTATATCTCCAAGGTATTCGCAGGAGATGAGCCGACGAAAAAAGAGAGAACTGAAAGGCAAAAGCGGATTGAGAGGGAAAAGGAAAATCTAAAGAAAGCCATAGAACATAATGAGAAGCTATTAGAAAAATTCCCGGACGATCAAGAGCTTATAAAAAATACAAATGAGCTGAAAGAGTCAAACCCGGAGAAAGTTTTACAATTCCATTATGACGCCATTTATTCAGAGCAGGCATTACACGAAAGAATAAAAGATAGCTTTGCCATGTACTTTGAGTTTTTATCAAAAGTAGATCCAAAGGCATATGACGAGCTGCAAATATTCATTGGTAAGGCCATTAAAGCGCGCGACAATATAAAACCTTCAGACATAAACGCTAAAGAACTAAGCCCGGCGGCCATGATAAACACTAAGTACCCTGCAAACTTCTTAAGCCCAACGGACAAAGTAACAAGCCTTGCCTTTGCCGGAGAGCTTACAGGCGATCAATTACAACAGTTGGCAATGGAACGCAGGGGCAGCAAGAAACAAATTACAACCCTTGCAAGTATTGATTTTGATAACCTTAACGGATCCGTACAAATAAAAGGCCGTCGAGAGCTTACCGCCTATGATAGAGAGGTACACGACGCTATTATTACCCTTTTTATTGATGGCGGCAACGAGTACATAACCCCGCAAATGATATACCAGGTTATGACCGGAAACCCAGACGCATACCTTAACCCAAAGCAGGCCGAAGCGATCAGCGATAGTATAACCAAATGTATGTATAGCAAACTTACTATAGACGCAGGCGAGGAAGCCAAGGCATACGGCTTTGACAGTTTCAAGTATGACGGCAACCTTATAAGCGGCGAAAGAGTTACAGCAACCTTAAACGGAAATGTACTTGAATGTTTGCGCATATTAAGGCCGCCAGTTTTATATGAGTATGCTAATAAAAAGAACCAGATAGGACGCTTTGACATTAAGCTATTGAACAGCCCAATAAACAAGACCGAGGAAATTATAACGCTGCAAGGCTATTTATACCGCCGGATCCTATCCATGAAGGGCAGCAGCACCCTAAGCAAAACCATTGTTTATGATACAGTCTATAATCAGATTGAAGTAACGGCAGCAAGTGACGGAGCCTTAAGAAAGAAAAAGTCAAAGGTACGTGACCAAATAAAAAAGATATTGGACTACTGGAAGCAAGAAGATTTTATATTGGGTTATGTAGAAAACAAACGCGGCCAAGTTGTTTACAGCGTTACCATAAGAGTATAACCGGGGGCATAAAGTGGTAACGGTAGGGGCATAAAGTGGTAACGGTAGGGGCATAAAGTGGTAACGGTAGGGGCATAAAGTGGTAACAAAGAAAGGGGCAAAAAATGCCAATAAACCCAGGCAGGACAAGCCTTCCAGAGTTTAGCAAAAAATCGTATAAGCTTTATAGGCTATATAAGCTTTATAGCAGCGGTTGCGGCTTGCTTGACGCCGCCGCACCGCCTTAATATTATGGACTTAAGAAAAGAAAACTATACCCCCATGTGGGAACATTTTTAAGGAGTTGAGTTGATGGAGCAATATAAAAATATTCCGGAGAGCCTAAAGCAGCTTAAGCAATGGGTATGCTTTAAGTTTGAACATAACGAAAAAAAGGGTAAGGCCGACAAGATACCAAAGGACCCGCGCACCGGCTATAATGCAAAGGCGAACGATCCGGCGACATGGAGCGATTACCAAACGGCGGTTAATGCTTTGAGCAAATACGGCTTTGACGGTATAGGCATTGAGTTTGCAAACGGTATTTTTGGAGTTGATCTTGATAATGTTATTGAGGGCGGCAAACTTACAACAGAAGCCCAGGACATCATAAAGACATTGGACAGTTACACAGAATACAGCCCAAGCGGTACCGGCATACATATTTTATGTAAGGGATCCATACCGGACAAAGACAGGCGCAGGGGAAACGTTGAAATGTATTCCGAAGGGCGATTTTTCACAGTAACCGGGAAAGTTGTAGGAGCTGCAAAGGAAGTACAAGAAAGAACAGCCCAGGCCGCAGCCGTCCACGCCAAATATTTAAGGCGGGAAGAAGCACCAAAAGCGACTAATCAGCCGCAGGATCTTAATATTTCAGATAGTGAACTTATTAGCAAGGCCATGAGTGCGAGAAACGGCGATATATTCCGGGCATTATGGAATGGCAATATAAGCGGTTATAATTCACAGAGTGAAGCAGATTTAGCCTTATGTAATTTGTTGGCGTACTGGACAAACGGCAATGCTTACCGCATGGACGCATTATTTAGACAATCAGCATTATATAGAGAGGGCAAATGGAATAAAAGGCATGGAGCCGATACATACGGCAATATGACAATAAATAAGGCCTTAAGTGATTTTACCCCATACGAAAGAACAGCCCCAGGCGCAGCAACGCCAGGAGCCGTACAAGGTAATACTTCAAATTCATTATACCAAAGCGGCCAGGATCCGCAAATAACATTGAAAGATAATTTAGTAAGCCAATATTTAGAAGATGTTTTTATAAAGGACATTGACAAGTTTAAGAGCTACAAAGACCGTAAGACAGGATTTAAGAACCTGGACGAATTAACCGGTGGCTTATATCCGGGGCTTTATATTATAGGAGCCATTAGCAGCTTAGGCAAAACAACCTTTATACACCAAATGGGCGACCAGTTGGCGGCTATGGGCGATCATGTATTATTTTTCAGCCTGGAACAAAACCGCCTTGAAATGGTTACAAAGAGCTTAAGCCGCATTACAGCAAGGAACAACAAAGAAAAGGCAATAAGCGCAATTAAAATTAGGGGCGGCAGATTAACGCCGGAGGTATTGGCAGCCGCAGAAGAATATAACAAGATAGCCGACCATATAAGCGTTATAGAGTGTAATTTTGATGTAAATATCTATTCCATAATTGATTATACAAAACAGTACATGACAGCAACAGGAACAAAGCCGGTTGTAATAGTGGACTATTTACAGATCATACCGCCGACGGATCCACGCCAAAGCGATAAAGAAAAAACAGATAATATTGTAAGAGGGCTTAAGAAGCTGCAAAGCGAGAATGATTTAGTTGTATTTGTTATCAGCAGCTTAAACCGGGCTAACTATTTACAGCCTATTGATTTTGAAAGCTTTAAGGAAAGCGGCGGCATTGAATATACCGCAGACGTTGTATGGGGCTTACAGCTGCAAATACTTAATGATGATATATTCAACGGAGAGAAGAAAATAAAAGAGAAGCGGGAAAAAGTACGCATTGCAAAGAAGGCCATACCGCGAGAGATTGAATTAGTATGCTTAAAAAACCGTTACGGCGTCAGCTCTTATTCATGTGGGTTTAAGTATGATCCACGCTTTGACCTATTCGAGCCGGACACCCTTTACCAAGTGGCCGAGGATTTTAATATTACTATTGGCGACGGTAAAAGGAAGTGATTAGATGGCCTTAGAAGCGTTAAAACAATATGCAGAGGAACAAAACCAAGCGACGCGGGCAGAAATTGAAAGGTTGACAAAAACCGACGTTCTAAAACGGTCTACAAGCGACGAAAAGGGCAGGGGTAATATAAAACCCTTAGTAAGTAAAGAAAACGTCACAGAAGCCTTACAGGAGCGTTTAGCGGGTACTTATAAAGAACACCAGGAGAACATAAGACGAGCGGGGCAATTAAGGGCAAATATTAACAAAAACATACAAGCCGGGGAGCCAATTTATAAAGTATTACTCAAAGCTATTGAATGTATAAGCCTTATGACAGGGGAAAAGCTCTTTTATGATATGAACAAAGAGAACCTACAAACCATATACGGCATATTAGGAGAGCCGGAAGTAATAGAGGTTGAAAGGCAGGAAGTAAAGCAAAGGTTAAAAAACCTTATGGCAGCTTATGAGCGAGAGGAACAGGCCGACGCAAAGCAAAGAATTAAGAACGCCATAAAAGCGCACCAGGACAAATTAGAGAAAATACAGTAAGAACGACGCAGGGCATTAAAAGCCTTGCGTTTATTTTTATTACTATGTTTACTTAGTAAATTATATAAACAAAGTAATTTTAGTAACCACAAAATAAACTTGACGTAAACATTAAAGTATGATATATTTTAAGGTGAAAAGAACTATAAAAAGGAAGTGAAGAAATGGAAAAGGGCAAAGGAATAGTTACAACAGTATTTCAAGATAAGGGCTTTGGATTTATCCGGCAGGATCCGACGGAACAGATATATATTTTCATGCAAGCGGGGTATGCAATCCGGAATTTAAGGACTTAAAGGAAGGTTACGAAGTGGAATACATGATAGTTGAGGTACCAAAGGGAACCAAGGCTATTGGCGTAGTAATGGTTTAAGAAGGTGGAGCAATGGAATACTCAACGATTAAATTCAAAGATGGCGAAGTATTACATAACGTTAAGCCTTGTTATGAAGCCCCAGAGATATTAGGCTTTATAGCCGTATGGATAGACAACAAGGTATATTACTTTAATTTAGACATTATCAGCCATTTAGTAATGAATGAAATGTACTTAGAACGGTGGTGAAAGAATGGCAGGGCTATTTGATAAATTATTCAAGCGAACCAAGGAGCCAGTAAAAACAGAGAGAGCGGAATTTTTAAGTAATTCAACGTCAGTATTTACACCCTGGAGCGGCGACGCATACAGCAACGATATTTACCGGGCGGCAGTTGACGCAATAGCCAGGAACGCGGCCAAGCTTAAAGGATCCCATGTAATTACTTATGCAGACCATAAAGAGCAACCGAAAAACAGCAAGATAAACCGGCTTTTACAAGTGCAGCCAAACCCTTATATGAGTGCCTTTGATATGCTCTATAAGATGGTTACGCATTACTTTTTATATAACAATGCCTTTGCTTACCTCCAAAAAGACGAAAGGGGGCAGCTTGAAGGTATTTACCCATTAAGAGCTTTACACGTTGATTTTTTAGCGGATCCAAATAACGAGCTATATTGTAAGTTTTTATTCGCAAATAGCCGGGAGGTTATTTTACCCTATGTGGACATAATCCATTTACGCCGTAACTTCAATAACAATGACCTATTGGGCGACCCTAACACAGCCTTAAGCCCGGCGTTAGAGTTGGCGCATACTCAAAACGAAGGGTACATGAACGGAATTAAGAGCAGCGCAAATATACGCGGCATATTGAAGTTTACGCAGATTATGGCACCGGAGAAACTCAAAGAGGAAAAGGAAAGGTTTATTAACGACTATTTGAGTATTGCCAATGATGGCGGCATTGTTGCCACAGACCAGAAGATGGAATATGTGCCAATAGACATTACACCGGTCATAATCGACGAGAAGCAAATACAGGCTATTAAAACCAAGATATATGACTATTTAGGCGTATCAGAAGCCATTGTAAACAGCAGTTATACAGAAGATGAATGGGCGGCGTTTTATGAAAGCACCCTGGAGCCTATAGCAGTGCAAATGAGCCTTGAATTTACAAGAAAGCTCTTTAACGAGAGAGAGCAGGCCTTTGGTAATACGATAATCTTTGAAAGTGGCCGTCTACAATTCAGCAGCAACAGCACCAAAGTAAACTTAATTAAGGAGCTTGTACCTTATGGTCTTCTAACCGTTAACCAGGCCTTAGAAATATTAAACCTTCCAGGCGTTGAAGATGGCGACAAGAGATTACAGACTTTGAACGTTGTGGACGCAAACAAGGCTAACGAATACCAGTTAAAGGAGTAAAAGCCTATGGATATTAAAGCAGAGGTATACAGGTATATAAAAGAAAATGAGGGTACCAGTTACGCGGAGCTTGAATATTTGTTTGACCGGTTGGGCTTTGACTGGAAAGGCGAATTAGAAATATATAGCGACGTATGCGACAACGTTATATTTTGGACAGGTTGGAGCAAGGAAGCCATAGAGTTAATAAACGACTTGCAGAGGGACGAGCTTATAAGCAAGGTACCAGGGCAGCCGTTTATATACTTCATAGATGGAAAGGCCTTAAATTTACCGATAGTAAAGACCAACAGGCAATATAAAACCCCGCATTGGCTACCAGTGTTATTTACAGCCAGGCGCAAGAGCCTTAAGCAGATTATAAAAGAGGTTGAACAGGAGGTAGGAATATGAAAGAGCTTAGAATATGCGAAATAAGAGCCAACGACCCGGCAGGATCCGACGGCCTTATATTAGAGGGTATGCCGATTGTTTACGATCAGCCTACCACGATAAACGACCCGGCAGGGAAGTATATCGAAATTATAAGGAGTGGAGCATTAGACCAGGCAGACCTAAGCGACGCCAGGCTATTGTATAACCACGACTTAAACAAAGTACCGTTAGCAAGGACACCTAAAACAATGCAATTTGTTAAGGATCCGGCAGGCCTTAAGATGATTGCAAACTTACCGGACACAACAGAAGCCAAAAGCGTACATACGGCAGTAATGCGCGGGGATCTATCCGGTATGAGCTTTGCTTTTAAGGTACCAGTTGGCGGCGACAGTTACGACGCAGCGACGAACACCAGGACAATAACAAAAATTGAAAAGGTATACGAAATATCAGTTGTACCATTCCCGGCGTACCCGCAAACAAGCGTTGAAGCAAGAGCAGCCATACAAGCGGTGAAAGATGATCCATTGAGAGCAGCCGCAAAAATACGTATAAACCAAATTTTAATGAAAGAGGTATGATGATATGAAATTTAAGACTATTGCAGAAGCATTTAACCATTATATGAACAGTTCTATTGCAGACATTGAGAAAAGAGCAGCAGAGATTAAAACCCTTGTTGATACCGACGCCAACGCCGACATTGCAAGCCTTAATATTGAGCTTGAAGGGTTGAAGCAGGCAAAGGCCAACGTTGAACAGAGAAGCCAAAAGCAGCAACAGCAATTTAACCCTATTACCGGCGCAAGCTTTGAAACAAGAGCAAGCCAGGAAGCCACAGAAGGGGACGTATTCGCAAGCGCAGAGTACCGCAGCGCGTTTTATAAGAACCTTTTAGGGCATAAGCTTACAGAACATGAGGACGCAGCTTATAAGCGCGCTATGGGCGTTGTGGAAGCAGAAAAGAGAGCAGACGCATTTAACACCGTAACAAGCGCAGCCGCAGTATTGCCAACAGCTACCTTAAACGAGGTAATTAAAAAGGCACGTACTATGGGCGGTTTATTGCCAGTATGTAGAGGGTTTAACCTTCCTACTAAGTTAAGCGTACCAGTTGGAACACCGGCGACTAAAGCAGCATGGCACACAGAGGGCGCAGCCGTTGAAACTGAAAAGAATACAACCGTCGCCGTTTCCTTTGGCGGTTATGAAATCCTTAAAGTATTCTCCATCAGCGCAGCAGCTAAGAAAATGAGTATTTCAGCCTTTGAAAACTACATCATTGACGAGCTTAACGCTTGCGTAATGGAATGTATTGCCGATAGCCTTGTAAACGGTACAGGGGAAGCACAGGGAACAGGTTTAGAAACTATTACCTGGACAGCAGGAACAAACGCCGTTGAATACACCAACGGAGCTATTCCTACCTATGCAAACTTTGTTAGTACAATGGCATTGCTTAAGAGAGGTTACAACGCCGGGGCTAAGTGGGCTATGAATAACGCAACACTTTATACCCATGTATACGGCATTGTAGACCAAAATAAGCGACCTATCTTTATAGCGGATCCAAAGAATGAAAGTATTGGTTATATCTTAGGCCGAGAGGTTGTTATTGATGATAACATTGCCGACGGTGACATTTACTTAGGTAACTTTAACTATATGGGCTATAACATTCCAGAAGGCATTGTAATTGAAGTATCAAGAGAAAGCAGCTTTAAGAGCGGCCTAATTGATTACAGAGCAATGGCAATAGCGGATTGTAAGCCAATCGTTGCAGAAGCCTTTGTTAAGTTGTCAGAAGCGGCCATAGGCTAAGGCCTAACTATATTGTAAGGGGTATTGGTAATAGGCCAGTACCCTTTACTTTAATAAGGAGTTGATTGTATATGACATTAGACCAGGCAAGAGAATTTTTAAGAGTAGACGGCACAGACAACGACATAATCATATTATCCTTACTGGACGCAATACCGGGCTATATAGAAGTTACTACAGGCATGACAGCAGCACAGCAGGAAGCGGAGCCGTTAGCAACAACAGCCGGTAAGTTTATATTAAAGCTATGGTATAACGCAGAGCAGACAGACAGCGAGAAGTTGCAAAGGACTATTGACGGATTGCTTAAAGCTCTTACAGTAATGGCAAGGCCAACAGCATGAAGGACTATGCAAGAAGCTTTTATAAGGGTAAGGCATGGAAAGATACACAGGCGGCTTACATGAGCAGCCAACATTATATATGTGAACGTTGTGGGGACATAGCAAAGATAGTACACCATAAGAAGTATATAACACCGGAGAATATAACGGATCCTTATATAACTTTACATTGGGATAACTTAGAAGCACTATGCCAGGATTGCCATAATAAGGAACACAGCAGCGCGGATATATGCGCAGATGGATTGAGCTTTAACAGTAAGGGCGAATTAGTTTATACCCCCGCCAAGTTAAAAGACAACGACAGCCCAGGGACCGGAGGGGGAAGTTCTTAAAACCCCTCTTTGGTTTTTTATATTAGGGGTGGGGTAAACATTAAATAAACGTCCAGTAATAAGGCGGTGAAATATATGGAGATAGACAGAGATAAGGAATTATTAAGACTTAAAAGACAATTTAACAAGATATTGAAACAGGTGCCGGAAGATAAGAAGCCGATAGCGCAGAGCCTTATAAAAGAGCTTACCTTCATGGCCTTAACCCTGGACGATCTTAAGCTACAGGTACAAGAAGGCGGCACCGTTGAATTATTCAAACAAGGCAAGCAGGAATTTTTAAGGGAAAGCCCGGCACTAAAAGCCTATAACACCACAGTCCAACGTTACAGCTTGCTTTATAAGCAATTAACCGACCTATTACCCAAGGCAGCCCAGGACGCACAGGAAAACGCCTTATACGAGTTTATAAAGGCTAACTAAGGCGGTGGAGATAGTGAACTATATAGAACAATATTACAACGAAATCAACAACGGCCAATGTATTGTTTCTGCAAGGGTACGGAAGCAGTACGAAAAGCTTGTTGATGATATAAAGAACCCTAAAGGCGATTATAAGTTTGACGAGGGTAAGGCGACCAGGCCTATAAGGTTTATAGAGCAATTTTGTAAGCACTCTAAAGGGGAATGGGCGGGAAAGCCGGTTATATTGGAACTATTTCAAAAGGCTTATATATCCGCCTTATTTGGTTTTATTCATGTGGAAACAGGGTTAAGGAAATACCGGGAAACTATGTTTATGGTAGGCCGCAAGAATGGCAAGTCAACCATGCTTGCCGGTATTGCTCTTTATATGATGGTTGCAGATAACGAGCCAGGCAGTGAGGTTTACAGTACAGCAACCAAGAAGGACCAGGCGCGTATTATCTTTGATGAAACCCATAACATGGTTAAGCAAAGCCCGGACATTACCAAGTTTATAAAGAAGCGCAAGAGCGATTTATATTTTCCTTTGACAATGAGCAAATTTCAACCGTTGGGGAAGAATAGCGACACCCTGGACGGCCTTAATGCTCATTGTGTCATTATGGACGAGCTGCACAGCGTAAAAGACAGGAACCTTTACGAAGTTATGAAGCAGAGCCAGAGCGCAAGACGGCAGCCATTACTTGTAATGATTACGACGGCCGGGACGGTCAGAGAATGTATATTTGATGATATGTACGCCTATGCTTGTAGCGTCGTTGATGAAACCTTTAAGGACGATACATTTTTACCTATGATCTATGAATTGGACAACCGGGAGGAATGGAAGGATCCTAAAGCATGGGAGAAGGCAAACCCAGGCTTAGGCACTATCAAGAAGCTTGACGACCTCATAAACAAGGTTGAGAGAGCCAAGAACAGCCCCAAAGACCTAACCGGTATATTGGTAAAGGACTTTAATATAAGAGATACCATTAGTACAGCCTGGTTAAGCTTTGATGATATTAACAATGAGAAAACCTTTAATATAGCACGATTTAGGAATTGTTACGCCATTGGCGGCGCGGACCTTAGTATTACCACAGACTTAACGGCGGCCACGCTCTTAATGATGGATAAGGACACCGAGGAACGCTTTGTAACTCAAATGTATTGGCTACCTAAAGATAGCTTTGAACAGCGCGTACAGATTGAAAAAATACCTTATGATAAATGGTATGAGCAGGGCTTAATAAGGCTTTGTAATGGCAATTCAATCAATTACGGCGATGTTACAGCCTGGTTTTTAGAGATGGTAAACGAGAAGGGTATAACGCCGGCCTGGATCTATTACGATAGCTACAGCGCAAAGTATTGGGTTGAGGAAATGGAGAATTACGGCTTTAACATGGTACGCTGCATACAGGGAGCCAAGACCTTAAGCTTACCTATGCAGAAGATGGGCGCGGATCTTCAAGCCAAGAAGATAAATTATAACAATAACCCTATTCTTAAATGGTGCCTTACCAATACCGGCATACAGACCGACAGGAACGGCAATATAGTGCCTATAAAGGCGCAGAGTGCCAAACAGCGTATAGATGGTACTTCAAGCCTATTAAACGCCTATGTGGGCTTATATGAGCATTATAACGAGTTTATAAACGCCTTGTAAGGGAGTGAAAAAGATGGCAAGTGGAAACGTGCTTAAGGACAAGAAAATAACAATTTACAAAACTATGGGGAGCCAAAACGAAGTAGGGGACTGGATAGCAAACTACCAACCTATACACCCCGGCAAATTGTGGGCTTATGTAAGGCAGTTATCAGCTAAAGAATACTTTGCAGCCGCGCAAGTGCAGAACAAGGAAGAAATGCTCTTTACCGTTAATTGGCGGCCAGATATAACCCCGCAAATGTACATTGAGTATAAAGGCGTTTGGTATGATATACAGCGCGTTGATACCTTCGAGGGCTACAAGGAGAATTTACACCTTTACGCAAGTCAAACAGTAAGGCCGCCGGATCCAAGCGACATTATACCGTATGGATCCTAAGAGAATAAGCCCACAGTCATATAACCCTATGCCGTCATGGTATGGGGTTTTTCTCTTTTATTTTACTTTTATGTTTACTATGTTTATTTATTTTACAAATAACGCTTGACTTTGAAATAACCATGTAGTAATATGTCATTAAAGATAGGTAAACATTAAAGTACCCTATCAAATTAAGAATAAAGGAGAATGAACCATGAACAAGACAGTAAACGAAGTAACGGCAGCAAACGTTACTGAAAGAAACTTAGGGCATGGATTGTTTGAAACACGCACAGCCATTAAGAACGCACTTGTAAAGCTTGATAAGGCCGATACTATATTAAGCCATTGGGTACAGGAATACGGCTTTTCAGAAAAACCAGATCCAAGAGCAGCGACAACATGGAGCGCGAAAGTACCGGACAGGAACAACCCGGACAGAGCCGGAGAGCAGGCCTTTAAATGGTATTGGGAGTACAACACTATTTTTAACTTTGTAGATATGGCCTTTGATTACATAATGGAAACCCAAAAAATATTAAATGAAGCTATGGAAAGTGAGGTATAGAGCATTGAAGAAACAAGTCATAGAAACCGCCAAAAGCTTAAGGGAACAGTTAGGCGGTACAATATTTTCATTCCCAATAGAAGCAGATAACCCCTTTTCACCTTATGCCGTTGTTGTGTATGCAGAGGGTAAATACTTTGTCTATCCGGAAGCAACGGACATATCAGAAGCAGCAACCGGAGTGCTTACGATCCTTGAAGAATTTAAGAAGATAGGCATGGCAAAGGACTATAACAAAGATGTACGCATGATAACATATCAGCCCCAAATGGACGCACCAAGCGTTACAATGCGCCGCTTAAAACGAGGATATTAAGCCAAAAGGCGGCCAGGGTTAAAACCTTAGTCGCCTTTATTTGTTCTTGACAACCAATAACCCATAATAGTATAATGTTACCCAAGTAAACATTAAATAAAAGGAGGGTAAAACATGGATCATGTGATTGAAGCTATGCAGCCGCATTACGAGGTTTTATTAGATTGGTTTATCGAGGAACACAAAAGAGAGAAGCATAAAAAGCTATCTGATAATGTTTACTATGAAGAAATTAAGGCCTTAATTGACGCTATGAACATTTTAAGAAAATACTTAGGTTGGGATAGTATCAAGTTATCAGACGAGGTTAAATTCAGATTGGAGGGATATTGAGCATGACGCGTATTATAGCACTTGTAAACCAAAAGGGCGGCGTAGGTAAAACCACAAGTACAATAAATATAGGAGCTGCACTTGCAAAGGCCGGTAAACGTGTTTTATTGGTTGACCTGGATCCGCAGGGGAATTTAACCGTTAGCTTAGGCATAATGGCGCATGAATTGGAAGCGACCTTATACGAAGTGCTTACAGGAGCCTTTACAGCAGCCCAGGCGACCATTAAAAAGAATTATGATGTAATACCCGCCG